ACAACCTTTGATGTCTCAGATAGTAAGAGAGCAACCTGAAACTAATATGCAAGGTAATGTTACAAATACTTCCATTGTAAAAAATTTATTAGATGCTATGAGAGATATTAATTTTAATGATTTAGTAAATACATTTGCTGATATGTCAGCAGTTCAAAGTCCTGTAAAAACAGATACAGAAGCTACAAAAGGATTAATGGCAGAAGTTAAAACACCACCTACGCCAAAAGAAGTACAAGACTCTCAGCCACAAGAACAACAAGAGTTCATCGCACCTGAAGCACCCACCCCTGTATCTGATGCAATGAAAATGAATCAAGTGTTTACACCTACAGCAGGTGTAGAAGAAAACACAGATACAGGATTGATGACTGCGGTCTAAAGATTATTAACTAAAGAAGAAAGATCCTCATCAAAAGAATGTGACCTGGATTTACAGTGGCTCACTATAGCATTTATCAAACTAGGATAATACCCTTTTCCTAATCTTTTAGTAACTTCATTGCTAGGTAATGATTCATGATCAACCACCACAGCCCCTTTATCAGTTATTAGGACTGTGGTTTTAAATAACACGGCAGTGTCTTTCATTATTTACTTTTAGATTCTTGCTTAACAAAGTCTGGTTTTATCTTAGGATCTAACTTTGGTAACTTTGTTAATAGACTTATGTGTTGGACGACCTCTGCGTAAGGTCGTGCAAACAAATATTTTAATACAGAATTAATCTGTTCTTGCGTTATAAGATAATTATTATCCATGTTTCCCCCTATTATTCACTAACATGATATACAATATACTTCTTGTACGAAAATCCCTGAAGCTGATCTGCTTCATTCTTAATATCAACTAATCTTTTTGCTGTCTCTAGATCATCTAGACACGCAATCACATCATGGTCAACCTTGTCCAAGGTTCTATATTCAGTCGCCTCTACAACTATGTACTTAGGTCTAATTACATACTCAGCCATTATTCTTTTAACTCCCCCGCTATAGCACTATAAGCTGCCATATCTATATATGTATCATCTGAAGTTTTACCAGCTTTTGTCCTGGCAAGTTTCAGTAATGTCATCATTAAAGCCACATCATGTGCTGTAATTTTAGTTTCTAGATATGCAGACCAAAGACTTGCAATATTATTATGCATAACCTTTTTATCACCATACTCTTGTGCCCTATCCCCGGCAACTAAATTATCAGCTACACTTAGTAACTCATTTGCGTTTTTCATATCTCTTTTTTAACTCCTTAATATTTATTGTTTCTAAGTCATACTCACCTTTATCTACATTTCTTTTTACTATTAACCCACTCCACCATAATCTTTGCGTACCTTTAGCAAAGTTTTCTTTATGATGCAAATAACATCCTGCATTCAATCCCATAATTTTTCTACCATTATGCATAGATCTAATAGCATAATCAAACAAATGAGAATGCCCTACAGTTGCAGATTGAAAGTTCTTCTTTAATAAATTAGAAGCTACATAATCTCCACTGATAGGTTTTCCCATCACACCACTTGCTATATTGTGACAATATAGTATTCCATCTACTTCTATTATCTTTTCATATTCATGGACCTCCCATCCATATTCTTCAAAAGGTATATCACTAACACTTACTTTACCATCTAACTCAGGATTATCTTCTACAAATTTAGTTATTCTGTATTCATGATTACCTTCTAACATTATCTTCTTACACTTCTTAACTTTCAAATGTTTATTAAAAAGATGCAATGCTTCTTCAGCATGTTCTATTTCTCTATTGTATCTTCTCCCCTCAAAAGCTTTTTTACCTCTATCAAAATGAGATAGAGAATCCATATTCACCCAATCGCCCAGGCATATAATTACACTTGGATTTACTTCATTAGCAAACTTAGCTGCCCAAATAAATCTATCATTGTTGACTCCCATTTTTACATGAGGATCTGGTATTACTAAATGTGTATTCATTAATTTAGTCTCTCCCTTCTACGCTTTAATATCTCTTCAAAAGAAATACTGAGTTTATCTTTTTGTTCATGCATAGCATCTATACCATAGTCAAAAACCCAACTAGGATCTTCTATTGCAGCTTTTACCATTCCATAAGCCATTGTTAATGCTACTGCATAACTTTCTACTTTTGGCATATCAACAGGTGGTAAAACATTACACTCGTATCCTGTATCTGTAGGATCTATTGATATAAAAATAGGTTTCTTTTTTTGATCAGGCATCTTGTTCCTCCTCTAATCTAGGGTTATCTAATTTAGTATACCAAACCCATTTAGGATTTAATGCCTTTGATTGTTGCTGTGGTAGATATTGTAATTCTTTACCCCAACATGGTTTTTTATATGGACAGAATCTACACTCTAGTCCTAGCACTCTATTGCCTGTAGGTTTTTTATTGAATGTTTCTTCTTCATCCTCAAACATTCTTTTAAATGGTGCGTTAGATTCTAACGCTTCTATATTCTTTTGTGCTAGTTCAATAGCATCTTTAGAATATTTTTCATCGGACAAAGGTGTTTCTGTTATTGCCCATTCTCCTGTAGATTTATTGATAGCTATCCAACCACCAAAATCTGTATCTTCTGCATTAGCATATAAATATCCCTGGGATACATAACCAAATGTATCTTGTTTTAATATAGCGTCAAAGCCTCCTTCATCTCCAAACTTATGATCAAATGCAAAAGGTGATGCACTTTTTATATCCCAAATTTTATTCTGTATCTTTACGTCATAAGTGCCTTTGATATTATTTTTACCTAGCTTTAGCTTAACTTCTTTTTGTAAATCTTCTATTCTAATACCTGCAGCTTTTAAGATAGCAACAGCAGATGCTTCAATTAAATCCCCAAATAGGTTTCTCATCTTAGCATTGTAAGGCATAGGCTCAGGCTCGGCACCTGATTTTTCCATTTGTAATTGGCATAAAGGTTTGCCAATACTAGACATTCTTATTCTGAATTTTTTATCTTTAGGATCTGTAAATTGTCTTCTGAAAGCAGCTTTACACGCTTCTCCAAACTCATTTACAATTGTGCTAGAAATATCTACAGAGGCTTTATTAGCCTCTGTAAGAAATACTTGTACTCTATTTAATATGGTACTTGACATTATGTGGATAAGAACTCTTCTGGTGACTCCTCAGTTACAGCCTCCACAACTTTAGCACTCTCTGCATCTTTAGTATTAGATGCATTAGCTTGCTTCCATTGTTCACTTACCCTGGTATTCTCTTCAGTGATGAGATCATTGAACATATCCATATATTCTAAATCTTTTTTAGTAAACTCAACCTGTTTATCATCGACATCAATAGATGCTATGTAGAATATATTGTCGCCACTTTTCTTTCTTTTTGCAGAAAGATTGAGAACATGATTAAACATCAAGCTGTTTCTGCCTTTCAAACCTTTTAATGTTTCCCCAATAGGTTTGAAGTTCATACCTGTTACCCTCCAAAGAACAGGCATATCTTTAACAGAAGTAGGCTCACCATTTGCTTTTGTACAGTCCATACTTAATAAACCATATACAAGTCTATAGCATTTAATGCTTTTCTGTGCAGCTATTTCTGCATCAGTTAATTGGTCTTTATCTTTACCTATTACTTTACCACATCTGACTCCTCCTTTTGTGTCGATAGGTTCATCCTTCCATGATTTAAATATCACAGATGTTGATGCATATTTATTATCATTAGAGTCATACTCCATGTATTGATATGCATTTATGAACGGTCTAAATTGTGCAGGTTTATCTTTTAAACCATACACTCTATCTTCTGATTCAGGATCAAAGATAGTATAGACACCTGCTCTCAGAGCATTGCCGTCATCATCTTCTGCAGCTCTGTTAATTGTTAGTCTAGGCAAAGTTCCTGATCCCATCTGAGATCCGTCATCTTGCCCTGTCATTTTCATAATCTCTTCTGTGCTGAGATTATCAAATGCTCGTACTTCGTTACTCATATTCGCACCTCCTGTGCTAATTTATAATATTATATTACCATATATAATAATTTTGTCAAACAAAAACAGAGGTATCTAACCAATTAGATCCTGCCTTTATTTCTACATCTAGTGGAACATCGAAATCAACACCATACATTTCTCTCATTTTATCAACAACACCAAGACAACCATTTTTTAGACAATCAGCTACGATCTTTTCCTCACCAGGAAAAACATCAGCTACAATAGAGTCGTGTACAGTATTGATTAAGATGCTCTTTGTGCCACTGTCCTCTAGCAATTTTTGAGAAAGGATACACGCTAGAGGAACAATGTCAGCAGTGGCTAGACCCTGCACAGGATAATTTTTTATCTGTGTTGAAAAGCTTGAGCCACCCCATGGCATACGTTCTGCAGATGGAAAAGCATATTGTCTACCTGTAGGTAGCGTCACGACTTTGTGTCGTATGGCTTCATCTTGCAATTTGTCATGCCAAACTTTTATATCAGGATATTTTTGTAAGAATGCTGTGTAATATCTTTTCTCATCATCAGTGCCAGACATACCACCATACAGAGGTTTGAAGGTATGTGCCTTGGCATTTTGTCTATCGCACCCAATAGTATTAGCAGTAAATTGATGCACATCTACACCATTCTTTATATCCTTTAATCCCTGTCTATCTTTTGATAAGAAGACAGCGACTCTAAATTCTAATTGTGCAAAATCAATCTCCATGATTTTACCATTATCAAATCTTGATCTTATAACTTTTCTAATAGGAAACGTACCACCTCTAGGTTGATTTTGGAAGTTAGGATCACGACTAGATAATCTACCTGTGGTAGTAATACATTGCATAAAGTTAGGGTATAAATAATTGTTTTCTGTTTTATGTTTCTTTATACCTTCAACAAAAGTTTTTAAATATGTATCAAGAGCATTGTACCTGGATATCTTTTCTACAAAGTTTCTTAACTCATCGTTAGCTTTTGCACCAATCTTTAGTAATGTGCCTTTATCAGTTTTAAATCCACCCTCTGCTGCATCCATGTATGAGTCTGCAATAACACCAAACCCTGCTCTTTCTTTTGTATCTTTATATACAAAACCTTTTGCAGAACAATCCGGGCACTTACTTAAATTTTTAAAAGGTTCTCCATTTAC